GGGTAGCAGATAATAATAGTATTACTAACCTTTATGATATTATAGATAATATTAGTTATACAAATAGAAAAAATTTCGCATTACTGCATTCTGAAGAAAGATTGAAAATATATGATCGTGAAAAATTTAAATACAAAACGTTTAAAGTAGAACTATGACAAAACCAATAATAAGACAATTTAAACTATCTACTGGAGAAGAAATTATTTGTGAAGTATTAGAATGGGACAACGAAGAAAATAGTACTGTTTTAATAAGATCGGCTTTGAAGGTTGTAGAATCAGAAAATTATAAATCCGGAATAAAGGTATTTGCATTTAAACCTTTTATGTTTTTTGGAGATGATCCAAGAATTATGCAAACTATAAACAGTGAACATATAGTAGGTGAATTATCTCCGTGCACTTCTTTATTAAAAATGTATGCTAAATGTATTTTAAAAATTGCTAAAGAATATGATAATAATAAAGAACCACCGACTATTGATTTAGAAGATTTGGATCATTTAAATGATTCTGAATTAGAAGCTTATTTAGAAACCGAACTAGGTCGACTTAAACAAGACTTAGAATTAGTAGAAGATTCCGGTACAGTAGATAATATTATTCAATTTAAACCAAAAGAAACTGTACATTAGAAGTATATATGGCTCCTCCCAAAATACCTTAATTTATTATACAAACATTTATCATAAATGTACACAGTTAATTTAATTAATTTCCCATTTAATAATAAAAAATAGTACTTTACATTATATACTTTTTATAGTATAATTATATCAATGAAAGGATAAACATGGCACGTCAGAAAAGATTAAATATTCATTATGTTAATAATGCTCAGTTTTCTCAAGCCGTAGTAGATTATTGTACGTTAGTAGAAGAAGCTAAAAAAAATGGAAAAGAAATTCCAAAAGTAACAAACTATGTAGCTCATTGTTTTTTACGAATAGCAGAAGGTTTATCACATAAAGCTAATTTTATACGATATACTTATAGAGAAGAAATGGTTATGGATGCAGTAGAAAATTGTCTTAAAGCCATAGGCAATTATAATTTAGAAGCAGCTACTAGAACCGGAAAACCTAATGCCTTTGCGTATTTTACTCAAATATCTTGGTATGCGTTTTTAAGACGTATTGATAAAGAAAAGAAACAACAAGATATAAAAATGAAATATTTAGCAAATTCAGGAATAGAAGAATTTATAGTACAAGGTACTGGAGAACAAGGAAATAATCATGTTATTGGTGCTTTCGTAGATTCTCTAAAAGATAGAATAGATAAAGTAAAATCTTATGATTCCAAAATAAAAACGTTTGCTAAAAAACAAAAGAAAAAAAGAAGAGCTAAAGTCGCTGATTCTGATTTATCGGAGTTTTTAATATGAACGAAGAACTTAATATGTCAATTAGGCGTTTTTTAAAACAAGTAGGAGTAACGTCTCAACAACAAATAGAAAAGGCTTGGAAAGAAAAAAATCCTGAAAATAAAAAAGTTAAAGCAGAAATGAAATTGACTATTTCTGATTTAAATCTTGAGCATATTGTAAAAGTTGATTTAGGATGACCGAAGTACAAAAATTTAATTATAATAAATTAATTTCAGAATATAGTGTAATAGAAACAGTTAATGTTCCTGTAGAAGCCATGGCTAAGATAGGTGTTTTTAAAGGTGATTTAGTAGAAATTGAAGTATTAGAAGATGATGTTATAGTTATTAGAAAAACTATAGATCCAGTTAAAGAATATAGAATGAATGAGGGATTAATTAATGAAAATAGCGATATTGAATGATACACATTGTGGTATAAGAAACGCATCACAAATATTTTTAGATAACGCAGCAGACTTTTACGAAAACATATTTTTTCCAGAATGTGAGAAAAGAGGAATAACTCAAATCTTACATCTTGGTGATTATTACGATCATCGTAAGTATGTTAACTTTAAAGCTTTACAACATAATCGTAAACATTTTTTAGACGTTATGCGAAAAAGAGGAATGAGAATGGATATCATTCCTGGAAATCATGACGTTTATTTTAAAAATACTAATGAACTAAATTCTTTAAAAGAATGCCTTGGTCATTATATGAATGAAGTCCATCTTATAATGGATCCAAAAGTAATGGATTACGGGTCTATGAAGATTGCTTTATTACCATGGATTAACCAAGAAAATTACGACCAATCTATGAATTTTATAAAGGATTGTAAAGCAGATTGGTGTGGATCACATTTAGAATTACAGGGTTTTGAATTAATGAGAGGAGTTAAAAATCCTCATGGTATGAGTGCTTCTCATTTCGAAAAATTCGAATTAGTTATGACCGGTCATTTTCATTGTTCATCTCGACAGGGTAATATTTGGTACTTAGGTTCTCAAATGGAGTTCTTTTGGTCTGATGCTCATGATAAAAAATATTTTCATGTTTTAGATACCGAAACTAGAGAAGTAGAAAAAATAGAAAATACTTACACTTTATTTCATAAAATTGTGTACAATGATGAAAAAACCGATTATAATAACTATGACGTAAAACAATTAGCTAATAAATTTGTAAAGATAATTGTAGTCAATAAATCAGATTCTTTTGCCTTTGATAGGTTTGTAGATAGAATCCAACAACAACCAGTATATGATTTAAAGGTAGCAGAAAATTTTAGTGAGTTTGTTGGTAATAAAATAGCAGATGAAGGTCTTGAAGTAGATGATACTCCAAAACTTATGGATGAATACATAGATGCTGTTGAAACTGATCTAGACAAAGGAAGAATAAAGGTTCAAATGCGAGAGTTGATGACACAAGCACAAGCACAAGAGTTAGTATGATAAGATTTAAAAAAATAAGATGGAAAAACTTTCTATCATACGGTGATCGTTTTACTGAAATAGATTTAAATAAAACCAAAACTAGTTTAATACTTGGTCAAAATGGTTCAGGTAAATCTACAATGTTAGATGCTTTATCTTATGCTCTTTTTGCTAAACCGCATAGAAACATAATTAAGAACCAACTACCAAACTCAATAAATAAAAAACATTGTGTAGTTGAGGCAGAGTTCTCAGTTGGCAAGGCTGATTATCTAATCCGCAGGACTATCAAGCCCACGTCATTTGAGATTTGGAAAGATGGAGAAATGTTAAATCAATCCCATCATACCAAAGACTACCAAAAGATCCTCGAACAAAATATCTTGAAACTTAATCATAAGTCGTTTCACCAGGTAATTGTATTGGGTTCCTCCTCATTCATTCCCTTTATGCAATTGCCTCCTAGAAATAGAAGAGCTATTATCGAGGATCTTTTGGACATCAGTGTATTTTCAAAAATGAATATGATACTGAAAGAAAAGACTACTTATCTAAAAGAAGAAATAAAAGAGTTTAATTATAAATTAGAAATATCTCAGACAAAATTAGAAGCACAGAAAAAACATATATCAGAAGTAAAAAGATTAACAAATCAAAATATAGATAGTAAAAATAATGCTATAGAAAAAGCACAACTAGAAATCAAAGAATTAACTAATAAAAATATAAAATTGTCTGAATCTTTAGAAGCAATTTGCGATAATAATACTAAAGAATTAAAAGAAGCGCATGATAGAAAAACTGATATTATGCATAAACAAGCTAGACTTCGAAGTTCAATAGAAGAATTGGTTAAGAATACTAAATTTTACGAAGATAATCTTAATTGCCCAACGTGTGAACAAACTATTACCGAAGATTTTAGAGAAAATAAAATTAGTTCTGGTAAAGAATACGCTAAAGAACTATCCATTAAAATGGCACAATTGGCTGAAATGTCAAAAGATATTGAAAAACGAATAGACGAAGCAAATGAAATAGCTACTCAAATAACAAAAGATCAATCAGAATTATTTAATAATAATAAAGAAATAGATAAATTAAATACGTTTATTAAAACGACTCTTAATGAAATTTCACACGACGTTACTATAGATTTAAAAAATGCTGAAAAAGAAGCAGAAGAAATAGCTTTAGAAGTAGTAAAATCTAATGATCAAAAATTAATAGCTAACGAACAATATTCGTATAATTTAGCTATGACAGAAATGTTAAAAGATACTGGAATTAAAACTAAGATTATTAAACAATATTTACCGGTTATGAATACTCTTATTAATCAGTATCTTCAAGTTTTAGATTTCTTCGTTCATTTTGATTTGGACGAAGAGTTTAATGAAACGATAAGATCTAGACATAGGGATGCTTTTTCTTATGATTCATTTTCTGAAGGTGAGAAACAGAGAATAGACTTATCGTTATTATTCACTTGGCGACAAATAGCTAAGATGAAAAATTCAGTAGCAACTAATCTATTAATTTTAGATGAAACATTTGATTCGAGTCTAGATCATGATGGAGTAGAAAACTTATTAAAAATCTTACACACTTTAGGAGATGATACGAATATATTTGTTATATCTCATAAAGGAGAAATTTTAAATGGTAAGTTTGACGATACTATTGAATTTAAAAAAGAGAGAAATTTCTCACAAATTGCAGCATAACTGTGTACATTATATATAAAATATGGTATAATATACCTATCAATCAAAAATGGGGTTTTTATTATGGAACTAACTGATAATACTTTGTCGATATTGAAAAACTTTTCTGGTATTAATCAGAATATTCTTTTCAAAGAAGGCAATACTATAAAAACAATTAGCGAAGCTAGAAATGTTTTAGCTACTGCTAATGTTACAGAAGAATTTACAAAAAATTTCGGAGTATATGATCTAAATGAATTTATTGGCGTTTTAGGTCTAGTTGATTCTCCTAATCTAAAATTCGAAGATGAAAATATGATTATTAGTGACTCAAGCGGTCGATCTAAAATTAAATATTTTTATTCTTCTGAAGATACTTTAACGACACCTTCTAAGGATATTACTATGCCTGAAGCAGACGTTAAATTTACTTTAGATGTTGACGTATTAAATAAAATTAAACGAGCAGCATCTACTCTTGGCCATAATGAAGTTTCTATAACTGGTAAAAATGGTATAATTACATTATCAGTAGTAGATAGTCAGAATAAAACATCTAACGTATTTGAAATCGATATCGATGGTGAATTCGCTGAAGGTGCGGTATTTAACTTTATTCTTAATATTAATAATCTTAAGATAATTCCTGGAGATTATAATGTTGAGATATCATCTAAATTAATTTCGCAGTTTAGTAATTCAGAAATGAATATAAAATACTGGATTGCTATGGAAAAATCATCAACTTTTGGAGTATAAAATGTCAGATAAAAAGCCTGAAACAACTGAAGAACCTGCGATTCCAGCAGTATCTGAAAACTTTAAGTCATTACAAGACTTATCAAATAAAACATCTAGGAGTACGGTTGCTGTTATCGATGCGATGACTCAACGAGGTGCTTTTAAAGGTGAAGAACTATCTACAATAGGTGGTTTACGCGATCAATGTATTCAAATTATTCAAATAGTAGAAAATATTGAACAAGAACAAGCGATGCAAAGTTAATGAGTGATGACTTTATATGGGTCGAAAAATATCGACCTAAAACCATCGAAGATACAATATTACCTGATAAGTTAAAAGAAACTTTTCAAAAGATTGTTGATTCCAAAGAATTGCCTAATATGTTATTTACTGGTACAGCTGGTACTGGTAAAACAACTATTGCAAAAGCATTGTGTAATGTTTTAGATTTGGATTATATATTAATCAATGGTTCTGAAGAAGGTAATATTGATACTCTTCGTGGCAAAATAAAACAATTTGCTAGTTCTATTTCGTTACAAGGTGGTTATAAAGTTGTCATTCTTGATGAGGCTGATTATTTAAATCCTCAATCAACTCAGCCAGCATTACGTGGATTTATCGAAGAGTTTTCGAAAAACTGTAGATTTATTCTCACTTGTAATTTTAAAAATAGAATTATTGAACCATTGCATTCAAGATGTGGTGTATATGAATTTAATACTTCTAAAAAAGATCTTGCTAGTCTTTGTGCTCAATTCTTAAAACGAGCTCAAAAAATACTAGAAGATGAAGGTATTAGCCATACACAAATGGATGTGGCTGATTTAATAATGAAACATGCACCAGATTGGAGAAGAATATTAAATGAGCTTCAGAAGAATAGTGTGTCTGGGTCTTTGGTTTGGTCTGGGGTACGTAGTAATGGATCTGATACTTTTGAGCCTCTTATACGCAGCTTAAAAGAAAAAGATTTTAAAGCAATGCGTCTATGGGTAACTAATAATATAGATACAGATGCATCTGCTATATTTA